ATGCTGTTAATGGTTCACATCATGGCTTCATGCAGGGTAGGTCTCAGTGGTTGGCTACAGCTACACCATTACAACAGTATGATTGGACATACCGGTATGTATCACATAGGTATGGGATGATAGATGATGAGCCTAACTACTGTGCTGCATTAGATCATTGGAAGAGTAAGGGTTGGCATTGAAGAAGTCAGCGTTAAGGTCTAATGGATCTACTACTCAATGGCGTAAGTTAAGAGAGATAGTCATACGCAGAGATGCCGGTACATGTCAGCTCTGTGGTATGGAAGGTAACCATGTAGATCACATCATACCTAGACGATTAGGTGGTGATGATTCGTTAAATAATCTTCAATTATTATGTGCTTCGTGTAACCTCTCTAAGGGGGGTCTTTTTGATACACATAAAACACCCATGACCCTCCTTGGTTCTTTTATCCCGAAAAACGAGCATATAAGCCACTATCAGGATGAATAGGTCATAAGATGTCAGATCAGGCTGTAACAGGCTCAGAAGGGCCTCAGAAGGTTTGGCATGGTGTTGTAGAGCCTCGTATATGGACTAGAAGCCCAGATTTACCCTCTTTAGGCATAGATTTCATTGAATTTTGCGAGTCAATTAACTTTAACTTGCTACCTTGGCAACAGTTCTTGGCCCATGAAATCTGCAAAGTCACCGAGGATGGCAAGTGGTATTTCAAAGAAGTAGGCGTTATTATCAGCCGTCAAAATGGCAAATCTACCTTTATGCAGCTCATGATTCTATGGAGAATGTATGTTTTAGAGCAGAAATTACAGGTACACACAGCTCACAAACTCACTACATCATCTGAAATCTTTTGGAAGATCGATGACACGATCCAATCCTTTGCTCATCTGGTCGATCGCTTTGGCAAGAAGTATGAATCTAAAGGATCACAGGAGATTAAGTTAAATACCGGAGAGCGTTACCTAGTCCGAGCCAATAACTCAGCCTCTCGTGGTATCGCAGCACCCGATACGGTTTACATGGATGAAGTTAGAGAGTTTCACGATGATGAAGTCTGGTCATCGCTTCGATATACCTAGATGGCTACTCCTAATCCGCAGACTTTGATCTTCTCTAATGCTGGCGATCAGCATTCGATCATTCTCAATCGACTCAGAGATCGTGGAGTCGCAGCAGCTGGTGGAGCAGACGATAAGATCGGCTGGTTTGAATGGAGTGCTGAACCCGGTTGCAAGATCGATGATCGCAACGCATGGGCACAAGCCAATCCGTCACTCGGGCACACTATCTCGATCGAGAACTTAGAAGCTGCCATGATGGATGATGAATCGATCGTCCGTACTGAACTTCTGTGCCAATGGGTCTCTCAGATCAACCCGGCAATCAGTCCAACATCATGGGCATCTTGTGCCAAGCCTAAACTTAAACTTGACAAGGAGAAGCAGACATGGATGGCGATCGATCTAAGTCCAGATCGCCGAGCAGGTGCGCTGATCGCAGCTCAGAGACTTGAAGATAATAAATTTATTGTGGTCTTACTTGAAACCTTTGAAAATCCTGTAAACCTAGACGATAAGCAGTTAGCCAATTCAGTAGCCGACTGGTTCCGTAAATATCCTGTCGAGACTGTGGCTTATTCTCGCCAGACTTCTGGCGCGGTCGCTGCTCGACTGGCTCCAGCAGGAATCAACACAACTCCGATCGATGGCGCAGTCTATGGTCAAGCCTGTGATGAAATGCTATCAGCAATTACCAGTCAGAGACTTATTCATGGCAATCAGGATGAACTAACCAAGCAAGTTCTCTCAGCTGTCAAGTTACCGTTCCGAGATGGTGGCTGGTATCTAGGTCGTAAGGTTTCAAACTCGACAATCTGTGCTGCCGTTGCCTTGGCTATGGTCAGCCACTTTGCCACGGCTCCAGATGCTGAGATGGACATAATGGTAGGTTGACATTATGGTACAATATGTCTAATGGGACTATTCGATCGTTTCGTCAAAGCTCCATCTGTTGAAATTTCAAATACAGATGTCGCAGCTTCACTTCAACCATTCAATCTTTCTACTTCTGTCTATGGTTTGCTCAATGCACCTGTCACAGTAGATCGATCATCCGCGATGAGCGTTCCAGCAGTAGCAAGAGCGCGCAACATTATCTGCGGAACTATTGGATCACTTCCACTAGAGCAATACAATCGAATTACCGGAGCTCATGTCGAGCCACTCAGAGTGATCAATCAACCCGATCCAAGAGTCTCCGGTTTTGTTGTTTACAACTGGTTAGCAGAAGATATCTGGCTTTATGGCGTTGGCTTTGGATTAGTTCTCGATGCCTATGCAGAAGATGGTCGCGTTAGATCATGGACTCGCATTGATCCTCGCCGCGTTCAAGCAAAATATAACTTAGCGATGAATGAGATCGATGGTTATGAAGTCGATGGCAAGTTAGCACCTATTCGCGGTGTCGGTTCTATCATTCGTTTCGATGGATACGATGAAGGATTCTTAAATCGTGCCGGGCGAACAATTACAGCTGCTATTGAACTTGAAAAGGCTGCACTCTCTTATGCTAAAGAGCCAGTCCCATCAATGGTATTGAAATCTAACGGAACTAATTTAACTGCTGAGCGCATCGCCAAACTTCTTGAAGCATGGCGCAATTCTCGCGCTACTCGATCGACTGCATTCTTAAATGCCGATGTTGAAATGCAATCTGTTGGCTTTGATCCTAAGAGTTTGCAACTTGTAGAAGGTCGATCCTATGTCGCACTTGAAATATCTCGCGCAGCAGGCATTCCTGCTTATTTTATCTCTGCTGAGAATACTTCGATGACTTATTCTAACGCCACATCCGAGCGCAGATCACTGGTGGATTTCTCACTTCGTCCGATCCTTGCAAGTATCGAACAGCGGTTATCTTTACCGGACATTTGCCCTAGCACATCTCAGGTTCGCTTTGATCTGGACGATTTCTTACGCGGTAACGCATTAGAGCGCGCTCAGGTTTATCAAATACTAAACACAATCGGCGCGATGAGCGTTGAACAAATCCAAGAGGAAGAGGACTTGATTCGATGAAGATCGACATGCCAGTCACACTTACAGCAGCAGATTCTAACGCTCGCACAATCTCAGGTCGCATCGTTACATGGGGCGAGCAGGGCAACACATCTGCTGGGCCAACAATCTTTGCTGCTGATTCAATTAAATTTAACAAGAATGTCAAACTACTTCTAGAGCATGATCGCACTCGACCAATCGGCAAACTTCTATCTTATGAAGTAAGCAAAGAAGGTATCGATGCTGTTTTCAAAATTGCTAACACAATGGCTGGTGAAGATAGTTTGGTAGAAGCTGCTGATGGACTCCGAGATGGCTTCTCAGTAGGAGTCAAAGTCGATGCGTGGGACAACCAAGATGGCGTGATGGTGATTTCTAAATCATCGATCATGGAGACATCACTTGTCACCGATCCGGCAATCGATTCTGCGCGCGTTTCGCAGGTCGCAGCTTCTGAAGAAGAAGCCACCCAAGTTTCTGAGACAACCGTTTCAGAAGTTCAATCAGAAGGAGAACAAGTGTCAGACACTACCGTTCCAGAGACTCCTGCCGTTGCTGAAGCGGTAGAAGCACACAAAGTAGAGGCTGCTGCTTCAAAGCCAGCATTCTACGCAACTCCTCGCATCAATCCTGATCTAACAGCTGGTCAGTTACTTGAAGCGAACATTAAAGCCTCAATGGGCGATGAAGATGCTCGTCAGTTAGTTATGGCTACTAACGACACTTCAACAAACACTGGTTTAACACTCGCACCACACATGAATGAATTCGTAACAACTTCAATCGATGGCCGTCCAGCAGTGGATGCAATTTCTCGTGGCGCACTACCTGCTTCAGGAATGTCATTCACAATTCCAAAGATTTCAACAGCTCCAACAGTCGATGGAGATTCAACTGAAGGCGAAGCCCTTGGCGGAACTGAAATGGCAAGCTCGTACATTACTGTGGATGTTAAAAAAGCGGCTGGCCTCCAAACGATTTCTTGGGAGCTTCTAGATCGCTCATCACCTGCGTTTTACGATGAACTCATCAAGGAATTGAACTACGCTTACGCAAAGGCAACAGATCGCGCAGTAGTAGCAGCACTCACTGCTGGTGGTACTCAAGCATCAACACAAGCTGCAACTATTGCAGGTTTCAAGGCGTACATCGCCAAGGAAACACCTGCTGCATACCTAGCAGCTGGCAAGTTTGCTAAAAACATCATTGCTAATACAGCATGGTGGGAAGCAATCATCACAGCTGAAGATGGCTCAAATCGTCCACTATTCATAGCTGCTCAACCTGCAAATTCTCCGGGTAATGTCGGAGTTCAGTCACTAACTGGAACAGTAATGGGTCAAAACCTATTCGTTGATCCACACATGTCTGTAACAACTCTTATCGATGAGTCAGCATTCTTGGTAGTACCAGAAGCTGTTACATTTTACGAAGCACCAAAGACCCAGATTCAGGTTCAGGCTTTGGCTAACGGTCGCCTACAAGTAGCAGTTTATGGCTACTACGCGATCGCTACAAAGGTTGGCGCTGGCGTTCGTCGCTTTAACCTAACCTAAGAAAACTAATCATGGGGGGGCGGTTGCTCCCGATCGCTCCCCCAGCAGTTTAGAGAGGACTGAAATGCCAACAATCATCACCGCCACCCAGCTTCGATCTGTGCTTGGCGTTTCAGTTTCTCTTTATTCTGATGCAACACTTGATGACATTATTGACTCAGCAGAGTCAGTTATCTTGCCAATGCTTAATAGTTACTCAGTAGCGATCGATGCAGTGTCATTGACTAACAACATCGCTTATTTCTCAACACCTTTGCCACAACCTTTCGGAGAAGGTCAATCAGTAGTTATTGCTGGATGTGGAACACCTTTTAACGGTACTAGAACTATCACTACAAACTTATTAGATGACTTTACATTCTCAGCTGCTATTACTAACGCTGATGTCATCTCGAAAAACATCATCCCATCGGGCACTGCAACCCTTACTGGCGCATCGACTTATGTCGGAAACAGCGCGGTTGAATCAGCAGTCACAGTAGTTTCAGTAGAAATCTTTCAGAGTCGTACTGCTCCGGGTGGACAGATCGAGGGCGTGGACTTTAGCCCGTCACCATTCCGCATGGGCCGATCACTTTACAATCGTGTCTCTGGCCTTCTAGGTAGTTTGGTAGATGTTGGAAGTATTGCTCAATGACAATACTCAGCCAAGTACGCCAACCTCTAGCAACAGCCTTAGCCTCTGTCTCAGCTAATATCTTTGCTTATGTTCCGGAAACTATTCCTGCTCCAGCGGTAGTTATAGTTCCAGATTCACCTT